CGTCTAATATATGTTCTCTCATGTGATATATGAACTCTATACCTGCTTGTACATCACCCATACTCTCGCCTTGTTCTATATTTACTATCTTTGTACCCTCAAAATTTTCAATTGATTGTTCCATTAGTACCCTTCTACAACACTTTCTTTTGTAATAATTTCTGTTTCTGTAAAGTTAAGTGTTAAGTTCATCTCTGTTGGCGCAGGTTTGCCTTCTTCATTTGGTCTAAAGTGTTGACTTTCGCCACCAGGTCCATAATCTACGTTAAGACTAGTCAATACACATGGTTTAACAAATGGGTACCACGTATTTTCTGTGCCTTGAAACATGTATTGTATTTCAAACTCACTTGGAAATATTAAATGACGACCAATTTTCTGCCCTTGTACTCGTTCTGGTAGCATATGAAACTTAAACATCTTAATAATACTATCTGCTGACGCAAGTTCACGCTCATTTCTTGGTGTAAATCTAAAACCAAAACTAAACTCTCTAAAGTTTACGCTTTGAAAGATTGCCTCTAACGCTGGATTCAATGCTCGTTGCGTACCTTTACGAATAACACCCTCTAAGTCACCACCAGTAACAAAGTCTGTTACGCTGGCCGCAAACTTAACACCAAGTGTGTCTGTTAATGCGTCTCTTAGTGTATTGAATGTACCTTGTGTGCCTATTCTACTTAACAAATCATCTACATTAGAAGCACCAATAAGATCAGCACCAAGCACACCAGCAAGACCTGTTTCACTGTTCTTATAATTTGCTGTAACAGATTGTTTAATATTAGGTGGTAAATACAATGCGATAGTATCAGTTGATCGCTTTAGTCTACCAGATTGTCTTAATGCTCTACTTACACTACCACCACTTTCTGTAGTTGTATCTCGTAAGTTCTCTGGTCCGCTTTGCGAATATGCCACACTATCTGAGTATAGATTGTGTTCTTGTTTTTTAAATTTTTGTGTTGACTTTTGAGAACCAAGACCTTGTGCCGCTAATATTGGATCATTAAAAACTTCTGTTGCTTCTGTTTGTGGTCCAGCATACTTACTTTGAGATACTTCAAAGATATGAAAGAGTATGTAGTGACCAAACTCAAACTCACCTAAGTTATCTGGATATCGTAGTGTGCCATATGCGTACTTGTTTTGTTCAGTGCCCTCAAACGGGTCACTTGTAAAACCTTGTTGTCTACTGTTACGTATTGGACTACTATTTGTTAATGCTGATACACTTGGCTGACCAAATAATCGTTGTCTTAATTTTTCTGCTAAACTTGCCATACTTCTATTTATGTCACAATGGTGCGATTGTTGACCAGTGTTTTAGTTGATCTTCTGTGATTATTTGAAAGTTTTGACCACGTTTTTTACAGTATGCTTCTGCGGCCTTCCATTTCGCTGTGTTAATAACAAACTGCTCTGCCGTATATGCCCATGACTTTGTTTTACGTTTTGGTATATGTGGTGGTACAGTGTACTTTTTTGGCTTGACTTCCCACACAGTTTCTGTTATAATGCCATCTTTATTCTTATACTTAATCCATATGTCTGGAAAGTAACGACTTATCTTGCCAGTCATTGGGTGCTTATAAGGCACAAAAAATTCTTCACTCGCCCACTTCAATACATTTTGATTGTTGTCCAGATATCTAAAACATGTTAGTTCCCAACTACTTCTAAATACGATGTTACTTGGGTTACCTTTATATTTCTGCGGAAAGCGTGGTTTAAACTTACCTTGGATCAACATTTTGTTTGATAATCTCTTAATCTTCTTCATAGTAATATTTAGATATGTAGCATAAATAGAAGTATGGCAACAATTTTTGATAAGATTAGACAAGATGTAGGTGATAGGGAGTTATCTCTTACATGGTACAAAAGAAAAGTATCTGAATTGGCAAGTAGAATATCTGCTGGTCGTTTGATGCGTGAGGGTAAAATACTTAAAACACCTGGTTTTAATCAACTTAATTTCTTTAGATACAACCCAAAAACAAAAGCAATATTGCCATACTATGATACGTTTCCATTAGTTATGCCAATTGATAGTGCCAAGGGTGGTTTTCTAGGCATAAACTTTCATTATCTACCAATACCACTAAGAATGAGATTGTTAGAAACTTTAGCAAAAAGAAACTTTGATGGTGACTACAGTAAATTAAAAAATATAAGACTTATTAAACCATGTGTTAAGCATTATCTTAAATCACAATTTGCTAGTGGGTTTTATAGATTAGATGAATTAGATTATGCGCCAGCAATATTCATGCCAGTACAATCGTTTAAGAAAGCAGGTATGTCTGCGGCACATAGAGACGCAAGAAAGAGAGCAAGTTAATGGCAAAGTTAGGTGACCCAACAGATTTTAGTTATCGTGTATCTAAAGTTGTAAAGATTATAGATGGCGATACAATAGATGTTATATTAGACTTAGGGTTTGATATCATGTATAAGAGTAGAGTAAGACTATTTGGTATTGATACACCAGAGAGTAGAACAAGAGACGTAATAGAAAAAGAATATGGACTTATGTCAAAAAAATACTTGACAAACAAATTAAAGTCTGCTAAAAAGATTTCTATAAAAACTTACAAAGGTGAAGAGACTGGTAAGTTTGGTCGTATTCTTGGTGATGTGTTTGTTGATGGTAAGTCTGTCAACTTAATGATGTGTAATGAAGGTTATGCTGTTAAGTATTATGGACAGAATAAAAAGTTAGTAGAAGAGGCAC